GACCGGGGCGATTGCGCATGTTACAGTCACAAATAGACGATTGGCGCGCACCCGCGCGGTCATGTATGACTGGCGGATGGATGTGTGCGCCTCTTTGACCCAATAACGCATGTACGCGCCGCGCTGTCCCCAAACTGGCTCATAGGCATAATCAAGATATGGGCGAAACTCAAGCCACAGACGGTCATCTCCGTCCAGGGCATTTTGTAAAAACATTGATAGCCGCCGTGCTTGATTGTGCGTATCCGCAACAGTCGTACCGGTTACGCGGACGGTAAAATTGATTTGCCGATCCAGTAAGTCGTATTGATTTATATCCCCGCCGTCCAGGGTCTTTGAGTTACCCAAACCCAACTCAACCGAGATACCAGCCGGGGCAAAATCCGGCATGAGTGTGTAGGTGCTGTTGCTGATGTCCAGCATCCTGCGACCATAACTAAACCTTGCAATATAGTTAGTCATTAAAGACCTGCATATTCCATCCCGGCAGCCGACCGCCGTCTGATTAGTGCATTAACCTGCGACAGGAAATCATCTGCAATAGTGCGCCCATCCTGCCCGCCGCCTGCCTGGATGCTGAGGTTGTCAATCCGCACGCCGCCCCACATACCGGAGCGCATATCGTTGTTAGATACCACCTGCCCATGCGAGCTTGGCACAAATAATTCCGGCCCGGATTCGCCGACCAGATACGCCTGTCCGCTCGCCACCGGCCCGCCAAATTGATAATATGGCACTCCGCCACCTGGCGGTGTTGGCACGGTTGGCGGTTGTACTGTGCCAGTTCCCCCGCTTCCGCCACCTCCGCCACCAGAAGGTATACCTTCTGCCAGCAATGCTGCGCCCGGGCCGGTAAGCCGAACATTAATCTCCATCTGTATCCGTAACCCGTCCAGGATCGCAGATGTAGATACAAGTCCATCCATAAGCTGCTGTGCGGCATCAAGTGACACATTAAGCGTATTAGCGATATTTTGAGCAGCCTCATCCGCGGTTATATTTCCAAGCGCAACTTCCAGCTCCTGCGACTCGATATATAACGGTCCAAAAAACTGAGCAGCCGCCTGGGGATCAAGCCCATATCCGATCGCTTTGTCAATTTCATCCAGTGCGGCCTGGATGTTCCCGCCGCCCGCCGCCATAAATTCTAGGTCTTTTAGTCGCCCTTCGATTTGACTGGAGATACCCCGGTCGATCGCGCCAAAATACTCGTCTGCCCGCTTGCGCGCCTTTTCCCACGCGCCTGCAAGGTCTGCAATCGCTTTTTTGGCTGGCGTAAATTTACCGGCGGCCTCCTGGATCGTATTGCCGAGTTCCTCAATGTCGCCTTCGCTCTCGCGCGCTTCCGCTCCTAACTTACCAACCTCGCCGCTGGCCAGACCTGCCATTTCGGCGTAATCCTGCATCTGCCCGCGGGATAGCTGCTCGATTAAGTCCTCTTGTACTACGATACTAAGCCCGGTCAAGCGATTGAACTCAAATACAAATTTGTTCGCCAGGCCGATTGACTCCGCCAACGCGATATATTGTTCGCGCTCCAGACCGACCGTTGCGTTTTCGAGGTATACATCCTCTAGCATTGCAGCTTTGCGCATGCTGAGTACACCCGCTGCATCCGCTGCGCGAAGTACCTCGCGGACGTAATCCTCATAAGTCTGCGAGGTCTCTAAAACGTCAATTTTATGCTTGTCAAACGATGCTCTAAGCTGGTCATTCCAGGTGATCAGCAGTTCCAAGGTCGTTGCGGCTTTGGTCAAGACCGGTAATAACTTTGTCTTAAATTCGTTCGCCTGGTTGGTTACCGCAACCGCCAGTTTGTCAAATGGCGCCACCGCACTATCAGCAGCCTCGCCGACCTTAGTAATCTGTTCTTCTGCCTGCTGCAAAAATGCCTCGGTAAATGCTTCGTTTGCATCCATCCCGGAGGCAATTAGTCCCTGCAGTCGTTCGTCAAAGCCAGCAACGGATACGCCAAGCGCGTCAAACCGCATGGTGGTCTGATTGGTGAGCGTAAGTACCAATTGGTTCATGTTCATCCCGAGCGCGCCAGCGACACGGGATAATCTCACCACCTCGTCATGTGTGTTTGCCAGCCCGAGGGTCATAAAGTCTGTTGCGCTGGTAACCAATTGCGCATCGGATACCATGCCGCGCGTAGCGGAGCGCAGATCGGTCAGCAGTGCATCGCTGGTTGTGCCGATCGACGCCGCCAGGTTATCCATTTTTTGACGGGTAAAATCAAGCGCGGCAATCTCTCGCCCAAGGTTGAACGCCTTTTTCAGCGTAGCTCCTACGGCACCAATCCCGATCGCCATTCGGCTGGCAACGGCAAGAGCATCGGTAAGACCGGACTTCAGGCGCGCTAATCCTCCACCGCCCGCCGCGCCAGCGGTTTTGTCAATCTGCGCAAGCTCTTTGTTTACCCGCGCAATCTGCTGACTGGCTTCGTCCTTGCCGATAATCCTTAGCGTTACATCTGCCACGCGTTAATCTCCATCCTCGTACTCCGGGTAGAGCATGTTATTGTCGATCAACCAGCGATACAGTTTGCGCTCGTTTGTGGTCATGGTGTGGATTTGCTCACCTTTCAAATTCCCGACCCGTTGCACTGTGCTATAGATATTTTCAAGCGCGGTCATGCGCCTGAGTAATTCTGCGGGTTGTTCCATTACCGATCCCGGCTCTGGCAGTTGTCCGTATCGCTCGCATAACCAATTTAAGCGCAGCTCCAGGGGCGGCGGATCGCCGTATCGCGCTGCCAGCACCGCCGCCCTTACGAGTTTTTTGGCATGGCTTTTTTCGACTGGATCACCGAAAAGCCGATCAACCCAACGCGCTTGATCAATGCCCACTCGTCTGGTTTGGTCAGCTTTTCCACGTTCACACCGAGCTCGACGTCACATTTCCAGTCCTGCACGATCGCGGGCAGGGCATACCAGCAACGCTCGTATACCGATTGATCATCCGGTGCAAGGTCAAATACCTGGTCATAGCGCAGCATTTGACGCACGGTCAGATCGTCAGGTATCTCGAATTCGTACTGGATCGCATCATCTTCGCCACTCACGAATTTCATTTCAGTCCGCCTTAAGATGGTGCAACGCTGGTGCGCGTAACTGCGCCGTCGAAGGTCAAATTGACCGACCAGGTTTGCAGGGTATCCACGTTGCCGCTGTACTGCACATTGGACGGATAAACCTCGCCTGTATAGTAGCGGATACCATTGTAATAATAATAGGTCTTACTCACGCTGGTATCGTTGCCGATCAGCGGCCCAAAAATCCCGTCCGTGGTGGAATTAACAAACCCGTTGATCGTGGTGGTCGCGCCGGCAAGTTCCGGGACAAACGTGCGTTCCCCATCTCCCGCAGCGGTATCCTCCAGCAGCGATAACGAGCCTGCCAGGTCGCCCTGGTTGACATACGATGTAATCTCAGTCATCGCCCCAGCAGCACTGTCAATTCCAAACTTCATACTCTTAAAAGTTTTGTTTGCCATGTTCGTTCTCCTCTAGTCGGCAAATGTTACTGTTACTTGCTCTTGCCAATCTACGTATATATCCCAGCGCAGCCATTCGAGCCTGCGCCCGGCTTCCATCTCGACCCAGGCCTCCTGCACTTCCGACCCGGCGGATACTCCCGCATCTACGATCGTATCGGTTGTGTCATTGAGATACCTGTACGGCTGTAATCCTTTGACGATCGTATTCCAGTAACTGTACAGGTTGGTCTGGGTGGTAAAGTCATCGGTGTATCTCTGCCAGACCTCAATGACGGTACGATAGCGGGCGTGATAGCTGGTCGGGCTGATCCATTGCATCTCCGGCGCAAGCGTTTTGAGTATCGCGTAATGATCCGACTTGCCTGAGTTTAGGATTTTCCAGTCGGCGCGGCTACTGTTCTGCGCGTCGAAATCCGCCAGTCCTCTCACAATCGTCAGGATCAAACCCTCGCCGGTGCTATAATCCATCAGTCATCCTCGGTATCGCTGTCTGGCACGCTGTCATAAGACTCGTGCTGGCGGCGGGTAAATAGCGGCTGCTCTATGCTCGTATCGTCTCGATCTGTCCGGTCTGCCTGCACAGTCTCCCCGGTGTAGATCAGTCCATCGCTCACCTTATCGGTCTGTGTCACGCCGAGCCGCTTAAAACCGAGCGCGTTCATTTTGGCAAAATCCTGGGCAGATTTATGCAAACTGCCAAAGCCAACCCGCACGCCCGATTCCTCATTGAAACCGTAACCCGGTTGGGTGTACTCCACATATAAAGCCGCCTTGCTTACTACCCAGTCATCACACGCCAGTTTTGCGGTCGAGTTTGTGACCGGCACGGAGAAGCCGACGCCACGCAACGCGCTGTTAAGTATCCCGCTGGCGCGGTCGATAAACTTCTCCACCTCCGCCAATGTCGGGATCGTGTCGTTGTCAAACGTTGCGCTGCCGGATAGCAGACGCCGGGTATAGGCAACGACCTCGCTTACAGTCCCGTAACTGTCAGACCGGATAGTCATTTCTTAGACCTGCTTCTTGTATTGGCGAGTTTTTCGTCGGCGTCATCTTCCGGTTCATCTGCGACTTCCGGCTCGATTGGATCGCGCACAAACCTTACCCTGCCCTGGGCGATAATACGATCGTCCCACTTGCCGCCCGCAGGATACCACTCTTCGCCTCGACTGTAGCTTTTGCCGTCATACTTGAACGGTTGCACTACGATATATTTACCCGTAATTTTCTTCATACTCGTCTCGTCTCCTGCTTCTGTTCTCAATCATGTCACGCGCTACTGGCGACAGGTCGCCGTCGGACGGCTTCAGCCCCCCCCATGATACCAGAAACGTTTGCGGCTTGCGTACCATTGCCGCGCCACAGTCGCAGATCACGCCGGTTGTGTACATCATCCGGTGAGTTAGCGACTTGACGTGCCCGCTGGGGCATAGATACAGATACTCAGGCATATATCAATCCTATTCCCCAATAATTGCGCCCCGGCTCGGCGATGATTTCTTCCGTCCGATATTTGCCGACAATCTCATTGCGCCACCATTCACCGACGTCTATCCGGTCAACATTGACCGCCGGGTAACAAATATCGTGTACTGCCATAATTCCCCCTGGACGCAGCATCGGGAAGTAATGGGCGAAGTCCGCCCGTATCCCGTCCAGGGTATGATCGCCGTCGATAAACGCAAAATCAAACGGCGCATACTCGCTCACTTTGTCGATTATGCGTTCGCTCCGGCTGTCACCTGCCAGGTCTATTAATTGACAATTAAATGTGCGCGCCCAATTCTGCCAATCCCCCCGGGCGCGGGTTATATCTCCAAATCTGTGATCGTAATAAGCCACTACCAAATCTACGCTCACCACTACCGATCCGTGAGAGTAACGCATCCAATTATAGAGCGTCCCGCCGTATAACGAGCCAATCTCCAATACCCGCTTTGGCGCCAGACCGCGGTAAATCTCAATCAGGCGGTTAATCTCGTCTGTGTCCTGGTATGTTGCCACAGGCGCAAGTGTGTAATTATGCCTGCCCATCACGGCCTCCACGGTCAACCTCCAGCCCATAATGCGCCATTGTAGTATGTCGCCACCCGACGATCAAAAACAAATGCGCCAGGATTATCATTGTAAACGCCAGTAATAAGCGTACCGTCCGAGTAGTATTGATCCAGCGCAAATCTCCGGTCTCCAATAATCTGCCTGTCCAGCACAAACTGAGCCAGGTCTACCCGCCCGATTGCAATGTTGCCGGGATCGGAGTAGCGGCGAAACGTTTGACAATCCTGCCCAAACACAAAACCGCGTGCATCTGGATAGTTGGTTTTTACCTCCGCCAACGCCGGGAAAAACTCCGGGTGGATCAAGTTGTCGTCATCCAAAAAGTAGACCAGCCCATCTGCGACCATTTCAAGTCCTGCGTTTTTTTGCGCGTTACCGACCACGCTTTGATCGTTTGCCGCTGTGTATACCTGCGCTCCTGGGATGGACACGCGGAAGGGTATTTTGTCGCTGTCAATGACCACCAACCAGGTCAGGTCAAATAAGGTTTTTCCCGGCGCAAGGCTGCGGATAATATCGTTGATCCAGGTCAGCCGCGAGCATGCGGTGATGATCGTCAGTTTATCCGCCATGCAGCAACTCCATCCACTGCGCCGCGCTTTGTTCCACTCGATAATCCGCGCACACCGTTGCATATCCATCATCAGCCGCCGCCTGCCTGCGCTCGTGGCTCATAACCAGATCAGCCATTGCGTAATAGTCTATGCCGCTTGTCGCTGGCAATCCGGCAGCCCAGGCGGTCAACATCTTGTTGTTGCTCTTGACCTTGCCCCACGCCCCTGGATATGGCGGTAATAATGCAATGTCGTGCTCAAGCAGCCGCTCGACTTCGTGCGTCAATGTCCACTGATCATGATTAACCTTAAATGCCGCCTCCTGGATAAACGGAACGTCCGGGCGGTCATCACAGATAGTGAGCTCGATCTTGTGTCCGTTTGCGACTAATCGCTCTAAGTTTGCAAACGCCGCAAATAGTGAGATCCGATTAACCGATACACCATACCAGATCATGCGGACTGTCTCGGTCTTGGTATGTTCTTTACGTTGGACAAAATGGGATAAATACATGCGGTCGGGGATCGTATATACCTTGCGCCCGCTCCAGTATGCTAGGTCATTAGCCAGGTTGACGTTGCTGGCGACTATACCGTCCGTTAGCTCGATAATCTCCCGGTGTATATCCGGTTGCCACCACCAGCCAGGATCGCACACATCCCACCAGACGCGTATCCCGTTAGCACGCAAGTCCGCCGCCAGGCGCAGGTCAAAAACCTTTTGGAATATCACGGCGTCATATCGCTCGGTGATGTTTTCTAATCGTTGATACTCGATCACATCCGTGCCTGGCATGTATCTGGCTGGCCAGTATGCGCGCATCCGGCTTGAGCCCCACCATTCCGGGCCTGCGGTGATAAACAGTGTCTTACCCATTGGTGAGCTCCCGCAAATTTACCTGCCATTTTGCCTGTTCCCGCCGCGTGATACGTTCCTGGTCTTTTTGCGCTACAAGCAGGTCGAATTGCTCATAATCGTCCGGTGATAGCCCAAAGTGGATATTGTGCCTCGGTCGCACATCCGGGTCGCCAAATAACTTGTGTCCCACCATAGACGCAAACACCGGGAAACGTACATCGCTGCCCACGATCGCCTTCATCCCGGTTAGCGGTCTGATCTGCTTCGCCAACGTTTGTGCGTGGTGCTTTAGCGCAGGCCATAGTATCGGGTCGGACGGTCGCTCGTCGATCAGTGTATTTAGTCCCCGGATTGCCGCGAGTACCGCCGCCAGGTCATACGGATAAATATCCATGTCGTCTTCCAGTACCTCTAATTCGCCGCACAAAATACCCTGGACTGCGGTTACTACCTCGCGGTGTACAAGTACACAGCCCCACCCGCTTGCGCCAATGTGATGGAGTTTGCCCCGCTCTACTGGGCCTACCCAAGGCTCGAGCGGCCACTTACCCCGATATGGCCTGTACCAGACTGGCGCGAGCGGGTTGACCGAGCGGCGCATATATAACCCGCTCACGTATGGCAACTTATGGCTGCGCAGCCGCTCCAGCGTGTCAGGCTCAAAATACATATCATGATCCAAAAACAACGCGAAATCACAACGACTCTGCAAAAAGTTGTTAAGGTGCTTTTGGCGTGCCTCGTATCCCTTGGTCGCGGTGTAGTAGTGCGGGCCTTCGTCGCCCGGCCTGGTGTGGATACGCGTTACCGATTGCCATGCCTCGCGGAGGTCTAACTCTCCGCCGACTACGCCGATATATACACTGCCTGTATAACTGGTCATTTTCGCTCCGGGCCACTCGGAGCAACCGGGCGGGCGAGTGGCCCACCCGCCCGGATGTCCGAAAAATTAAGAAGGTTGTACCGATGTGTTACTGAGATACACCCAGGTCGTCGCGGTGGTATTGAGCACAACTGCTACACCCGTGCTATTGGATACTACCCGGATCGCGCCTGGATATAATCTCGTGGTCGGGATAGCCGAAAGAGCCGGGAGCAAAATGGCGTCTTTGGCGAATAATCCCCTGGGGGAGTTTTGTACGTTAGCCATATCAGGCCTCCGCCTACACTATATCCAGGAAGATATATCCCAGATCGGCTGCGACCGCTTTTTGGTCCCATTGCATTTTGAACTTAAGCAAATCGGTGTCGTTTGCCTCGTCACGGAAGGTGGGACGCATTGAGCCGATCCCGCCACCTGGAGCCCAGGCGAAGGTGTAACCAGCCGATGCACTCATGATCCCAGGCGCAGGATTGACATAGCAAATCAGGGCGTCGTCGTCGATGATCGCGGATGCGCTAAACGTCGCAGCCTCGTTTGCAGAGTTATAAGTCGCCCGTGCTACCATATAGTTTTGCAGGCCAAAGACCGCGCTCAGGGCGTTGTCGATGTTACTATTGTCAGCCAACTGAGTATATTTTACCCGGTCGACGATGTCAGGATGGGTCATCAATGCCTGGTGCACGATATAACCGACCACCATTGTATTGGGATCATACCCGGTGTTATTGGATATAGTCCGCTTGGCGGTCAGCACATCGTTGATCGGGTTGCCGGATACGGTATCGTCCCAGTCGACAGCGGTGTTGTTATCCTCGTTATCCCACACGCTTGCGGCCATAAAATCAGCGGCAAATGCGCGCTCTTTGCGGATCAACGCCTGCTGCGCCAACCACTGCACGGCAGCGGTTTCCAGGCTCAGCGGAAGCTGCGAGTTTGCCCGCACCTCGTCGGCAATCGGGTAACTCAGCGCCCATTGGACGGTGGCGTAGGTATCGGTCTCGACGCCTGCACCGCCACGCGCATACGGATCACCCGGGGCGCGTTGCTGCATCTCGTCGAGGAACCAATATTTTTTGGTGAATTTATAGAACGTCCCGGAGTCTTTGTCCACCGGTACCGCGGGAAATACGCGGTTGGAGACAAACCGGTTATCTGCCTGCATGTAACTGACCAGCAGATTTTGCAGGATGGGCTCAACGGCCTGTACGTCATTAATAGTCGGAAGTGGCATCTCTCATCCCTCCAGATGTTAGTAGTTGCTCAGACCGGAGAGCATAACGCGGATAATGTCACCGGCATTGGTGGACGCACTAAGCGCCAACCCGATTACGCGGTCATTGCCGGTCGTGGTTGCTTTGACCTGCCCGGTGCTATTTGCGGTCAATAAAGACCCGGCGGTTACGGATGCAGCCGCAACAGCCTTGCTCACGCCGACAAACGCAATACTGGCGACCTCGCCAGCAGCCGGATCGTTTTGTAGGATACCCAGATGCGCATCAGTCGCAGCAGCGGATACCTTGACTTGTCCGGCAGTGGACGCCAGCTTGACCACCTTGTACTGGTGGGAGCTCAGATCACTGGTGGCGACCAGGCCGGGAATGCGGAATTGCTCGGAAAACGTTGCCATTTTTCACCTCTACTCGGTTACGAATAATTCTGGTTTGGTGCGAGCCAACTCGCCGATCGCTTCGTGATACGCCATTTTTCGCTCAGTCATGAGTTTTTGTACTTCGGCGTCCAACTTCGCGGTCAGGTTGTCGTCAGTTCCCGGATTACCCGGATTGCCAACCAGGTTTGATTCTTTTATCTGCTCAGCCAACGCTTTGAATTGGCTGATTACCCACTCGGCGGCGTCTTTTTCCATACCCGCCAGGTGTTCGATTCCTGCCTTGTCAACCGCCTCAGGTAACTCTGCGGTCAACGTCTGCAACCGCTCTCGTTTTGCAGCTTCGGCTTCCAGCATCTCAAGTTTGGTGCGGTACTCGTCGCGCTCCCGTTCCAGGGCGGTCAGCTTTTCAACATTCGCCTGGATGTCAGGATCAGGCATAGGCTCGGGCATTGGCTCGTCTTCCCGTTCCGGGAAAAAGCGCGCCATGAGCCGATCGAATAAGCTCGCCGGTAATTGGATCGTGTCCATCTCATCATCTCCTATTGGTGTTACGGTATATAGCGCAGCCGCCTCTCCCAGATGCGGGGTGTGCAGCCACGCGTCGCCAACGATAAACGGCCCGGGCATCTTATCGCCCGTCTCGGGGTGCTCTATGTCGCCCCAGTATATCTCCGGGCTATGATAGCGATATGATCCCTCATCCATTGCCCGCCGCCCGCGCTCGGTCGTCTCTGGTATTGCATACAGACCATCAGCGCGTATTTCCAGCCCAACAATATGCCCGCCTGCAGGTGCATCGTCCGCATGGCTACCTAGTTTGATCGGCGGCTTAAAATGCGGCAGGCGGAATTTGCCCGCAAGTTCCTGGTTAATCTCCCGCCGCTTGCCATTTTTGACCAGCATCCCATAGGGTAACAGGCGATACGGCTCACCTGGCTTTACGGTTACATAATTCTCGACCAGCAGATAGTCACCTTGCATTTGTTCCCTCGCGTATAGCGCCCGCATCTGTGCTTGCGCCTCGGCCTCGCTTGCGTGGCAACCCAGACTGTCTCCAACCGGCATCCCCTCCGGGTTGCGCTTGTAGACGCAATACTCACCTTGCTCGTTCTTAACTATTTTGTAAGGCATATTATTAACAAAAAAGCCAGCGATATTATTCGCTGGCCTCTGTGACCTCTTTGGCAGTATTTACTGCGCGGGTTCTGTGGGCTCTGATATGACCGTCGTCGGTCAATTAGATATGCTATCAGACAATTATTATTCTGTCAAACGTCCTACGATAATCTGTTCTGCGCCGCGCACGACCGTACCTTCCGCCGTTTGGCGGATGTGCATCATCTGGCCGCACTTGCCGCATCTAATCTCGATGTAGGTATTAATCGCCAGGTGCGCCCGAAACCATAACCGACCACATGCCGGGCAGTGATAATCATAGCGCGGCGTGCGCGCCGGCTTTATCCCATTTTTGCCACTCGTCATAATCCCAGCCTCTTGATCACCTTCTCAACTGTTCGCGCCATGATCCGCCCGATTCGGTCATCAAACTTTTTGATCAACCGGTCTATGCTCAGCCAGCCAATAATACGCATCATGCGGCTTTGGTCGCCTGCTTGCTCCGGTTGTACATGGCGCGCGTGCGGCGTCTCGTTGACCACGATGTGATCACGTGATCCCATCGGCATTATCTGCCAGCCGCGTGATAATGCTCTGGTGCGGCGATACGGAAGTCTGAGCGTCCCTTCCCGTAGATTAGCGAAATACCATTTGCGTTGCCGGTCAGTAGAAAATGTCACGCCATAAGCCGCTTTGCGGGATACGCGCTTCGGCGATGGGTATCGCTGCAATTCGGTGCGGATAAATTTAGCGACCTCGAGTATAGCATCCGGGAAAGCCCATGTGATGATCTTCGGCAACCGTTCCCGAATCTCTTTTAGCCCCTCGACGCTGATACCGACAAAATCATTCGCCATTACGCAAATACCTTTTGGATCATTAGCGGGTTCCACTTCGAGGCGTTACTCACGCAATCATCGCAATGCTCTGCTATCCCAAGTGACCAGGTGCACTCCCATGCGGTCTCGGTATCGACAATCTCCCAGGTGCATTTGCAGTTTGACAGGCATTGCGTCCGCCCGTCTCCGGGATACTGGGGTAAATCGGGTATCCCTGCGCTATGTGTTTTCGCCCGCTCGAATGCTTGCGTTGCACCATTAATGTACATGCGCGCTCTTACCCGCGCTTGTCCTGGCGATAACTTACCGTTGCGCATTTCTTCCGCAAAGTTGTTAAGATATTGGTACTGGCGTTGCAGTTGTCCGCCGACGCGCCCAAAATCTGCCGAGGTCATGGCGTTGCGCCCACCAATAGCGGCTTCAGCCTCCGCCATGTAAGTTTTGCGGATTAATGTGCGCATCTCCCCGACCCACTGTTGGACGTTAATCTCGCCACCCGCCAGTCGGTCAATCAACGCATCTGATCGTGACATTACGCGCTCGACAAATGTATCCCGTAGCTGCACTAGCTTTTTTGCGGCCACAAATCGACCGGATACCAGATCGCGATAACGCTTAATCCGGTCATCCCACTCCCAGGGCAACCGCTGGGCAATCGGCGTTGTCATCGTGGTAACCCCGGACGGTTACTGTTTTTGATCCGCGCTCGTAACATCCCGGCGTACTCCGGCATAATCTCATCCCAAAAATCAGCAGCCTCGTCCGCATCGTCAATATCCAGCGCAACACCTGTAGGTGCAGGCGGAATGGGATCATCCGCTCCGTCCGGGATAAATCGCACGGCGTAATAGTCTTTGCTGTCTAACGCCAACTTAATCTCACGGATCGCAGTTATCAGCTTACGCTTATCCGCCATTGTCCGCCTCCAGCGTTTGTAATGCGCGCTCGATCGTCTGCGTTAGACTGTACAGATCGCGGGCATGATAGATGTCCTGGTTGTCCTGCTCTGGCGCAGGTCCGGGCGGCAATAGCGCTCGCCTGGCTGCTTTTTCCGCTTCGATCTGCTCTGGCTCTAGCTCTGGCATGCGCAATAATGCCCGTGCCCACGCCTCGTCTTGTGCGGTCGGCGTCAGGTATCCCGCTTGCGTAAATTGCGCTAATGCCTCGCCAAGCAGTTTGGTGTCGACGTCTCCCGCGGGTGTGTGCTCTAATCGCACTCCGTCCGCATCCATGCCGTTGAGTTCCAGCAGCCGCCGGACTGCGTAGCTGGTAAAGGTGTTGGCGATAATGTCCGCAACCGCGTTGGCGCTCATCGTGAAGAAGTCGGTTTGATCACTGGATAATGCCAGACTGCCAACGCTGTCCTGTCCGAGAAGCAGGAATTGAGATAGCGTACTCATGAGTATCCGGCTCTCGTAGCGGCGGATCACGATGTCGGTATCAACCTGTCGCCCGCCGCCTGTGGATACCAGGTTGAAGTCCCATCCCGCGGGAAGCACTAACCCAGCCTGCTCATCGTTGCGAATGTTGCGCACAATCTTAGCTGCTTTGTTTGCGTCGCTGCTGGTGTCGCTCTCATCCGTCGTTGCAGTCTCGGGTAATTTGATCATGGGCAAGCCCGCAAGGTCTCGCTCGATCCCAATCGCCTCAATCTGCATGATATTTTTGAGATAGTAATACGGTATCCAGGCGGTGCGCAGGATGCTAATCCCCTCCGGGTTATTGTGCTCAGTCCTGGCGCGGAACAGTAACACCCGCTCGATCGGGATATACTCCTCTTCTGCGCGGAATCGTTGCCATAATCCATTTACTGATCCATCATCGTCAATGTCCCATCTCTCAATAGTGTTTTGCGCCAACATCGGGAAGCGGCGCCAGACCATGCGCCCGCGCTTATCACGCTTGTACCAGATCGCATGAGCGGCGAAACCAAACGGTAACATGGTCAATGCTTCAGATATAAAATCGTTCCAGCTTTGGCTCATTCCGTCGCGCGCCTCATTGAGAAATTCCAGGCGCGGATCCTCGTCTCCGCTGTCACTGGCAAACTGCCATTTGATACTGCGCAGGGTTTGGTCGATCGCGGTTAGCATCCCGCCAATGACAGGTGAGTTTTTGCGCATCTCATCGAAGCGTTTGTACGCCTGCGGATAGCGCATCTCGCGCAGAAAATCCTCGCGAATGTACCCGCCCCAGTGTTCCAGCCCTGTTTTGCCGACCGGCTTAATTATGCTTGCCATGTGTCATCATCCTCACTGGTATTTTTTCCAGCGGCTGCCAGCTACCGCCTCGGTTTCGTGTTGCGTCCATCGTGATTTTTGCTCAGGTTGCGACGGTGCGCTGATCATTATGTACTGTGCCGTCATTATCCCATACCGCAACGCATCCAGCGCATGATCATACTCTTTGACCGGCTCGTCTTTTTCCGGCTTCCATACGTACGACTCAAACTCGTTGATCGTCTCCACACATGACGGGTCAACCGTTAGTCGCGGCCTACCGTCGTCTTGCACGCGCAGGTATCCCTGCACCGCGGTTATCCCGTCGAGTACCCGCCCCTTGTGCCCATCCGCCGGAAGCCCGGCATCCTTGAGGTCAGCTATCAACCCAGCAGCCGATTGGTCTACCGCCACCAGGTACGCCTTGCTCTCGTTTGCCCACTTGCGCGCCTCCGCAACAACATCCTTTTGCAGCGTGCCGCGCCGATAATACTCTCTGGCAATGTGCAACCGCCCGTCGCCGTCGATACCGATCAGCAGGATAACCGCCGGGTTGGTGTATCCCTCGTCCATCGCCAGCATCCAGCGTTGCATCTCTTTGGCGTCCCGCTCGCGCACGTGGATCGTGGCGTCGAACATATCGTAGACCGCACCCTCGGACGTCGCCCAGATACCCTCCAGCAGCCGCTTGCGCCTGACACCGGTCAGATTGTTAAGCACCGCCATTGTCCGCTTGCCCTGCTCGGTTATCTCGCCCGTGCCTGGATCGTATAAGGTCGGGTTATCCCGATGCACGGACGTTATCAGTCGCAGCTTGCCCTGTCGCGCCCGCTCCCGTATCCAGTGTTTGCTTCCGCCCGGGTTTGGGTCGCCGAAAACCTGGGGATATGGGATCACCGCCGACCGTCCGGTGGCACGGGTAAGCAGCAACTCCCACTCCGCCTCGTTTAGCTCCTCCGGCTGGTTGACATAGATGAAATCACGCTCAGATGATAGCACCTTGTCCGGGTTATCCATCCCGCCAACCCAGACAACCGACCCGTTGGCGTATAGATATTTCTCCGGCTTTTCGCCGCCGTACGGACTGATCGGCGCACCCTGGATCACCCGCTCGTAGGTCTGGATCACTGAGCCATACACCGACTTTTGTGTCTTGCGCACGATTGCACCCTGACAGCCTGGATATTTGCTGGCCAGGATGTGCGCCTTCCAACAGCAGGCGAGGGTCTTTCCGGTCTCTGCCGGGCCAGCCAGGATCAGCTCATGGTCGTGCGCGTACATCATCTCTAACGCTCCGCCGTAGGGCACATATTCGGCTTTATCGCGCACCGAGCGAATTTCATAGCTTGCCAACATCGAAACCAACCGTGCGGATGATCATTTCGCCGTCTACCTGGTGCTCTTGCCGCTCTACGTATCCGCGATGCTTGCCCAGGGTTTTTAGCGTAAAAATAATAGCCGTAATGTTGCCCTTGCGCACCTGCTCAAACAAGCTACCCTCCGCCAGGTCAAGCAAGCTCTCCCGTTCGTCTTCTACCGCCTGAGCGATAGTCGGGTAACGTTTGACGTAGCTGTGTACCGTTTGGCGCGTGCAACCAAGGTCTTTTGCGACCAGGGTTAATATCCCTCGGTTGCGCCGGACGGCCTCAATAACTTGTTCAGCAGAATATTTGTTTGGAACAGGCATTACACTATACCTTTTTTATTGTGTAAAATTATTCGCCCTCTCAATCACCGCTTTGATATTGTCCCTTGTCCAACCAAGCAGCGTCTGACCTTGCGCCATGCAATACTCTTGCAAGTCGATCGTCACACGCACCAATCCATTTGACATCGTTTGCACCTTCACGATCTCGCCTTCGATTTCGACCGCCTGTATTTTATCGGCGGAGTAGATACCCCGGCTCTCGCTCATCTGTCCACGCACCTGATAATGATCGACCGCTCATCCGTGCGGCTTGACGATGTGACGATCCGGCATGTGACCGTGTACTCGTTGCCAGCAGTACCGCCGGATAACCAGACCGTGACTGACGTGTTGGTGTCCGTGATCGTGGAGCTGTCAATCGTTATACCGGTTGTCGCGGTAACGGTCTTTGTACTGATCGTCTCCCCGGATGCGAGCCAGTCCTCTGTCCCGCTTCCGTTGGTCAGAGCCGCCCAGTCAAATTTGTAATCGAGTACCGCCGATGGGTCTTTGAGAAATGCTGCTGCCATGTATTAACTCCTGATTGCGTATACGCGGCTCTCGGCGTCAATTGCCAGTGAGCGCTCATCAGCCGAGATTGCGTAGACGCGGCTCTCTGCGGCGATTGCATAAATACGGGCGGCGGATATTGGTGTGCCCGCATCCGTAACCGTAACGGTCGGGTCGATTGTAAGGATAACGCCAGATACCGCGACCGGCTGATATGCAATTGATCCAAGTACCACGGTCGGGTCAACATTTTCGGTAACTACGCCCGCAAACGTCGGCGTAATCGTGATTGCTCCCAAAACAACCGTTGGATCGACAGTTAACCCGATTGCGCTCGCAGGCGTGGGTGTGATGCTCAGCGCGCCGAGCACGACGGTCGGAGCGACGCTCGCGCCAACTCCGGAGGCCGGGCCGGGC